GAGAGTTCTCCAATAGAGGAAGAATAATATGACTAAAGATATGATGGTAAAAGCTTTATCCGAATTCATGGCCGATGAAGGTAGTGTTATGGATTTAGCTGAATACAAATCTCATGGAAATGATGTTCCAGTCAAAGACTATTTGCTCAGAAGAGCATTTGGTTCATGGAACAGAGTTATATCTGTGATGAACAAAAGATATCCTGTCTCTGTCGCTCCCGTTGAGGTTGAAAAACCTAAAGCAGCACCAAAAGTCGAGAAAAAGGCTGAGGTGAAAGTGGAGAGCAAAGATGGCGAATAAGATATTTCACTGGACTAATACTTTTAAAACACTAGGCGAAACTGATGATGGCGGTATAGACATCAAAGGTTCTGCAAGTACAAATGCACTAGATAGAGCTGGCGATATAATCGAAGCTGAAGCATGGACAAAAGGTGGATTGGAAAACTTTAAAAACAATCCTGTTTTACTTTTTAACCATGACTATAATAGACCTATCGGTAGAGCAACTGGTTTAGAAGTTACTAAGAATGGTTTAGAAATCTCAGGTAGAATTTCTAAAGCAGCTGGTGAAATAAAAGATTTAGTAAAAGATGGTGTCCTTGGAGCGTTTTCTGTCGGCTTCAGAGTCAAGGATGCTGATTATATGACTGAAACCGACGGATATAAAATAAAGGACGCGGAACTTTTCGAAGTTTCAGTAGTGTCAGTACCTTGCAATCAGGGAGCAACGTTCTCTTTAGCAAAGTCATTTGATACTATGGAAGATTATGAAAAGTTTAAAAAGCAATTTATAAAGGCTAACTCAGTCGATACAGCAGACGCTGTGAAAGTTGAGCAGCCAAGCGGGGAGAAATCCCAAACAATGGAGACTAATATGTCAGAAGAAAAGAAAACTCCTGAAGTTTCCCCTGAGTTCGATCTTGACAAATTTGCATCAGAAGCTGCTGAAAAAGCAGTTGCTCAGTATGCAATGAAGCAAGCAGAACTTAAAGCAGCAGAAGAAAAAGCTGCAACAGAAGCCGCTGAGAAAGCAGCTGCTGTTGAAGCTGAAGCTAAGGCTGTTCAAGAAGCTAAGCAGGAAGAACAAAAATCTGTTATTCAAGCAGGTTTATCTGGCGCTGAAAGGCTAATGAATGACGTAGAGAAAAGAGTCAATGATAAGCATGAAGATTTAGAGCAAGTGGTTAAATCACTTGAATCTCAGTTAGCTGAGAAGTCTGAAGAAATCATGAATATCAGAGAGTCAAAAAGAATCTTTGCGGACAGACAAGGTCAAGGCGACTGGAAAAAAGCTTTCGAAAACGATATTATTGACGCAAAATTTGCTGGTCTAGCGACTGGTAAAGGTTGGGACAATGATTACGCAAAAAGTGTTATGGAAAAAGTTAATGCCCATTCAGGTGTTGGCGTTTCATCAGCAGACTTTGAGCAAGTCGTTTCAACAAATATCGAAAGAGACATTCAGAACGAATTGGTGTTAGCACCTCTATTTAGAGAAATTCCAATGACTTCTGCTAATATGATTATACCTATCTTACCAGATGCAGGTTATGCTGAATTCACAGCTAACCAAGCAGCAAGTGGTTCTTCACCACATGGTAACTTGCAAGAAAGAGGGGACGCTTACAACCCTGGTTCAGCAGGTGGTGTTGATCTAACTGAAAGAACTCTTTCAACTAAAAAACTTATATCTCAATCATACTTAGGTAATGAGACTGAGGAAGATGCAATTATGCCTATCTTACCATTAATCAGAGAATCAATGGTTAGAGCGCATGCTAGAGGTATCGAGAACGCTATTTTAGCTGGTGACGATGCTGACGGTATCTATGGTACATCAGGTGCTTCTTTTGAAGGTCTTTTACACCTAGCTAGAAATGATTCAGACTACACACAATCAGCAACAGCATTTGCTTCTGAGAAACTTGTAGCAACTGATCTTCTAGAGATGAGAAAGAACATGGGTAAATATGGTGTGAACCCAAGTGAAGTAGTTTATATTGTTTCACAAAGATCATACTACGAACTGCTAGAAGATGCAGAGTTCCAAGATGCTAACCTAGTTGGCGACATGGCAACTAAGCTATCTGGTGAAATCGGACAAGTGTTCGGTTCAAGAGTTCTCCTTTGTGATGAATTCGCTACACCAGCAGTATCTAAGTTCGCAGCTATTGCTGTATACCCAAGAAACTATGTAATGCCAAGATTAAGAGGTGTTACAATTGAATCAGACTACGAAGTAGCAAACCAAAGACGAGTCCTAGTGGCTTCACAAAGATTAGGCTTTACTGATCTTATCGATGGTGCAACTTCTAAGTGGGGTTTCATGTACAAAGCTAGCTAATAGCTTTCAGATGTGGAGGGGAGCAATCCCCTCCAACTTTTAAGAGGAATTATGGCAAATTTAGTAACATTAAGAGAATACAAAGACTTCGCAGGACTTACTGGCGTGAGTGAAGATGCGAAATTAAATGTTATTATACCCTCTATAAGCCAAGCAGTAAAATCCTACTGCGGTACTAGTATTGTAGATTACTACTCTAGTGATAAGGTTGAATACTTTGATATAACTAATGACGAAACTTTTCAGATAATGGTCGACGAAAGTCCTCTCGTAAGTGTATCAGAAGTACAAGAAAGAGATTCTCAATCTGGAACATATACTACTTTAATTAGTGAAAATTCAGATAGTAGTGGAAAATATGAATATGTAATTGACACTGAAAGAGATTTAATTATTAGAACTACTGCTACTGGAGATAAAATGTTTCCAAAAGGAAGAAAAGCAGTAAAAGTTACTTACAGAGCTGGCTACTCGTCAACTCCAGCAGATTTAAAACTTGCATGTTTTGATTTAGTAAAGTATTATTTAAAAGATGAAAGAAAAACTTCATTGACAATACAGGGTGCTCAAGTTAGAAACGAGGTATCCACTAGCCTTAGAGATAATATAGATTTTCCTGACCACATCAAGAGAATACTAGATTTCTACAAGGTTTATAAGTAATGGCAGTAGAATTAATTCAAAGAGAAATAACAGCCGCAGTCAAAGAATATACAGACAGAAAGCTTAGGAATACAATTGGTAAAACAATGATTCACGAAGTAACTCTTACTGATGATGCTTCCGTTAGTGCAATGGTGGACGGTGTTAATAAAATAATGAAAAATGCTGGGTATGACCAACAATACATAACTACTATAAATAATACTTATAATACTGAGGCAAATTGGAGAAATGTATTAAATATAGTTTTTAGAAGATTAAACTCTTTACCAATGGTTCAAACAAACCATGAGTTAAAGACAATAAATCAGTTAAGCAGTTCTAAATTAGACAATGTTTATCTGTTAAATGGCTCTACTCCTCAGCGAATGATAATTAGATTATACGCGGGGCAAGAGTATGGTGGTAAGATGTCAACTAATCTTAACACTTTTCTATTTGCACTTAGAAGAGAGTTATTTGATGAATGGAAAAAGATTTTACCAAGCACTGATGGAAACTTAGGTGCTGTTAGTGTAGAAAAAGGAGCTGGAAGAGGCACAAAAGTTGGAAACATTTATGCTTCAGCGGCTTTTGGTAGTGGAACTCCTTTTGCTCATGATCCAACTTCCACAATTGGTAAGTATGGTTTAGAACAAATACTTTATGAATTGCAAGGAAATGAAGAACTAGCAATGAGTTTAGAATTTAGAGGACTGCAAGGATTTACTACTGATTTACAGAATAGTTTAGTAAAAAGTACAGGAATAACTTACGAAGAAACAGAAGTTACAATGCCTGATGGCTCTATAAGTATTACAAGGGTCATAAAAGGAGAGATAAGAAGCCAAGGTAAAGAACCTTCAGACTGGACAAATATTAAGAAACAAATATTAGGTTCAAAGTCTCAAAAGATAAAAGGAGCTTTAGCAGAAACTTTAGAAAGCAAAGTTAAGGCTATGAATCCTCAACAAGCTTTAGAGGCACAAGGAAGTCCATCTGCTAAGAAAAGAATGGCAGACAGAGCAGCAAAAGCAATTGTAGAAAACTTAGCTAAAAAGAATAAAAGAGCAAAAGTACTAAAAAAGAAAGCTGTTAAAAAGACTCCTAAGAAAGTTGTAAAAGTTTCTGGAAGTAGTATCACTACTAAGAAAAGAAAAGTTAACCTAGGAGCAGTACAAAGAGTCGTAGTTAGTGGAAAAATACTAAAGAACGAACAAAAGAGAGAAAGAGGAGCGGGGGTAGACGTAAACTCTTTAGCCAGATTAAAGGCTACATTAAATAGAAGACTACCAGCAGAAGTTAGACGGAATATGGGAAGACCTGCACTCATAAACAGAACAGGAAGATTTTCTGATAGTGTGCAAATAACAAGTTTAAGACAAGCTCAGAAAACAATAGTTGGAGAGTATACTTATCAACTCGACCCATATTCAACTTTTGAAAATAATGGCTCAAGACAGTGGCCAACAGGTTATAACCCGAAACCACTTATAACAAAGAGTATAAGAAATTTAGCAGCGGGTTATGTAGAGAACAAATTTACGTTAAGGAGAGTATAAATGGCAACGTATAGAACAGAAAGAAAAAAGATTGCTGATGCTCTCAAAGAAAAACTTAAAGAGATTGATGGCAATCACCCATATAATCTAAACGTTTTTGATAATGTAACATCAAAAATGGTTTTTCTAGATGAAATAGAACAATATCCTAAGGTATGTGTTGTCGCAGGAGATGAAAGTAGACAATATCAACCTGGCGGATTTAAATGGAGATTTTTAAACTTAACTGTGCGAGCCTATGTGGAACACGCAGAAGATGCACAGGAAGAACTCGCATTGTTGCTCGAAGATATCGAAAGAGTTATCGATGAGAACGATGCACTGGTGTACGACGATACTGTTGACCCTAATCAACGAACAACGTCAATGACTGTTGATTCAATTAGTACTGACGAAGGAGTAATTGCTCCTCTAGGTATAGGAGAGATTAGTATCACTGTACGATATTAGGAAACGAAGACGCTCATTAAAATGACGCGGAATCCTTTCCAAAGATGAAATAAATAGGAGAAAGCAATGGCTTTAAATCTATCGAGAAATACCAAGGTATTTGTTAGTTCAGTAAACGGTGTACATGCCTCTGGTGGTAGTATTGTTACTGTCGACGGATTAACTGCAGGATCTGGCTACTCAGTTGGTGATATTATCACTATGACAGGTGGTGCAGGTTCAGGAGCAAAAGTAATAGTCGCAGCAGTCAATGGTAGTGGTGGAGTTACAGAAGTGTATATTCCAAATAACTATAGAGGTACTGGATATGCTGACAATAATGCTCTAACACAAGCATCTGTTTCACCAAGTGGTGGAACTGGTTTTGCGGCTGCAGTTGATGGCGTTACAAGTACTACAACCGCAGAAGGAAGCAGAACAGCTTCTGGCTTATTCGTTGGTAACGAAGACGATGCAAATACTTTTAAAATTGGTGTATTAGATGGTTATAGTTTTTCTCAAGCAAGTGAAAACACTGATATCACAGTTTCTGAAGCTGGTGCAACACCACAAAGAGCGCAGAAGAGATTTAACGACTCTCTCGCTCCTGCAGAATGGTCTTTCCAAACATATGTAAGACCTTATAAGCATGGTGCTGCAAGTATAAGAACTTCAGGAAAGCATGATATGGTAGAAAACATTCTTTGGGCTGCGATTGCAGGTAAAGATATAACTGGAGGAGCTTTAAGTGGCACTTCAGCATCTGCTGTAACAAGTGATTCAACAGATTGCGATGTCGCATTCTTAAGATCAGACCATCACGAGCTGTTAAAACTTAACATTTTCTTTGCACTAGAAAATACAACATACAGACTTAACGATTGTCAAGTCAATCAGGTAGAAGTAGATTTCTCAATTGATGGAATTGCTACACTATCTTGGTCAGGTAATGCAACAAGTATCGACCAAGTAACAACTGCTATTGAAGACCCTTCAAAAGCATTACATGCAAAACCAGCAAGTACAGATACTTCAACCACAGTTTCAACTTATGTTGAACAATTAAATTACGTAGATATAACAGGCCCAGATGATGCTGACTATCTAAGAAACAAGCTATCAACACTAAGCTTAGTCGTAGCGGCTCAAGGTGGTGGTGCTTCAGCAGGTGGATTAGACGCTAAAACATATGATATCGCTATTACAGGTGGTACTATTACTATAGCAAATAATATTACTTATTTAACACCTGAAACTCTTGGACAGGTTGACAAACCAATTGGTTCATTTAGTGGTGCTAGACAAATTTCAGGTTCTTTAACCTGTTATCTAGATACTAAGAGTAATGGTTCTAACCAATTATTATCAGACCTATCAGCGGCTACAGGACTAATTAGTCCTCAATTTGACATGAGCTTATTCATGGGTAATGCTTCTGGTACTGTTCCAAACGTAGAATTTGATATTCCAAAAGCTCACTTGTCTATTCCGACAATTGAAACAGCTGA